ACTATCGATGCCGCCACCATGCGCGCTGACGTCCTCGCCCATGCCCGCGCCGTCGTTGATCTCTGCCGTTTGGCGGGGCAGCCGCAAATGGCGGGCCGGTTCCTTGAACGGGACGCCGGTCTCGGCGACGTCCGCGCCGCGCTCTTGGCCTACCGCGCCGAGACGGAACCCGACATCTCCGCCGCCCATCCGCAACCTGGCCGCCCGTCAGGCGCGCGCCCGTGGGGCGATGTCATCGCCCGCACCTTCCGTCTGAAAGGATAGACCCATGCCGATCCTCACCGAAACCCCGCACGCGGGCGGCTTCCTCGTCTGGGAAGCGCTGCGCGATTATTGCCGCAGCACCGTCATTCTGGCTTCCGGCAACCTGCAACCCGGCACCGTTCTGGGCAAGATCACCGCCTCGGGGAAATATGCGGCCCACGATCCCGCCGCCGCGAACGGCACCCAGACGGCAGCCGCCATCCTCTGGGACAGTGTCGATGCCAGCGGCGGAGACAAGAATGCCGTCGTGCTGATCCGCGGCCCCGCCATCGTCAACCAATACGAAATCAGCATCCCCGGCACGCCCACCGCGCCGCAGATTGCCGCCGCCCATGCCGCGCTGCTGACGCTCGGCATCCTTGTCCGCTAACCTGGACATCCACACCCCAAAATCAGGAGGCACCCCATGGCCACCATGGACATTTTCGAAGGCGATGCCTTCTCGATCATCGAACTGACCCGCGCGCTGGAAAACATCCCCTACAAACCGGCCACCCTGTCGGGGTCGGGCCTGTTCGGCCCGCGCGGCGTCCGCTCTCGCACCGTCGTGATCGAGAGCCGCGACGGCACGCTGTCGCTGATCCCGTTCTCCGAACGCGGCTCGGCCTATGACCAGCAGACCCCCGAACGCCGCGATGTGCGGGCCTTCGTCTGCCGCCAGTTCAAGAAACAGGACGTGATCTGGGCTTCTGAAATCCAGCAGGTCCGGGATTTTGGCAGCGAGTCTGCCACCCAGCAGGTCCAGGCTGAAGTCGCCCGCAAGCTGGGCCGCCTGCGCAACGACGCCGAGACCACCTTCGAGTACCACCTCTTCAACGGCATCCAAGGGCTGGTGAAAGACCCCCGCGACGGGGCGACGGTGGTGAACTACTTCACCGAGTTCGGCATCACCCCCGCGACCGAGGTGGACTTCGACCTCGACAATGCGACCCCGGCGTCCGGCGCGCTGCGTAAACGCTGCCAGGCGCTGATCGAAAGCGTCGAGGATACGATGGGCGGCCTTGCCACCGGCGCCATTGCGCTGCGCGCCGAATGCGGCTCGGCCTTCTTCGCCGATCTGGTGGCGCACAAGGAGGTGCGCGAGACCTACCTCAACACCGCCGCCGCCGCCGATCTGCGCTCGCGCATCGCCGATGAGGTCAGCTTCGGCGGCATCACCTTCCGCCGCTACCGGGGCGGGGCGGGCTTTGGTGTGGGGACCGACAAGGCGGTGTTCTACCCCGAGGCCGTCGACGGGCTGTTCGAGATCTACCACGCCCCCGCAGACACCTTCGAGACGGTCAACACGCTGGGCCAGCTCCTCTACGCCCGCATGATCCCCGACCGCGACCGTGACGAATGGGTGCGGCTGGAGATCGAAAGCAATCCGCTGCCGATCTGCACCCGCCCGCAGGTGCTGCGCTCGGCGCGGCGGACGTGATGACTGTCTTTGCCGCCGCCATCGAGATGCTCTTCGCCGATCTCAACATCGGCGTGGAGGCGATCTACACATCCGATGGCGGCGCACCTGTTGTTGTGCGCGCTGTACTCCGGCGGCCGGACGAGGTGACCAGCTTTGGCGATGCCCGGCTCTGGTCGGAAACCACCCGCATCGACCTGCGCGTGGCCGAGGTGTCGAACCCGCGCCCTGGCGACCGGCTCGAGATCGACAGCGAAGCTTTTCTCATTCAAGGCGAGCCCGTCCGCGACCGCGAACGGCTGGTCTGGACTGTCGATCTGAGGCCAGCGTGAAACTGAAACTCGCCATCGATCCCGACATCGTCGCCCTGATGGCGGCCGAGGTCGCAGCGGGCGAACGCGCCGTCACCGCCGCCATGCGCGAAGCTGGCACTGGCCTGAAATCCGCTTGGCGCGGCCAGATCACCGGCGCGGGGCTGGGAACCCGCCTCGCCAACTCGATCCGCCTCGCTAGCTTCCCGAAGTCCGGCGAAAGCCTGAACGCGGCCGCGCTGGTTTGGTCAAATGCCTCGGTGATCATCGGCGCGCATGATACCGGCCCGCTGATCCGCTCGAAAAACGGGTTCTGGCTGGCGATCCCCACGCCAGCGGCAGGCAAGTCCACGCGCGGCGGCCGGATCACCCCCGGCGAATGGGAACGCCGCACCGGCCTACGCCTGCGGTTCATCTATCGCCGTCGCGGGCCTAGCCTGTTGGTGGCCGAGGGGCGGCTGAACACGAAAGGTCGTGCCGTGGCGTCGCGGTCAAAAACCGGCCGGGGCGTTGTGACTGCGCCGATCTTCTTACTGGTGCCGCAGGTGAAGCTGCCAAAACGGCTGGATCTGGCTCGAGATGCAGAGCGGGCGGTGGACGTTGTGCCGGGGCTGATCGTGGCGAACTGGGTGGAGGGAAGGGCATAAGCAGTCAGGAGGTCCGGGCCTAAAATTCTCCACGCACAATGGCCAGCAATCGACGGAACTCGGAATCTTCGGTATCGCGCTTCCAGAAGTTGATGAAACGCGCCACGACTTGGAGATTTCCAAGTTCGTAGTGGCCAGAGCTGTCAATTCTATCCAAAGACGGTCGCAATTGTAAATCTGGGCCCTCAAATTGCAAAACAATGCCTGAAATGGCGCACCTATCACCTGTCTCCTCCAGCAATTCTTTGAGATGCGTGATTAGAGCCTCTTTGGTGAGCCGGAGGTCCTTGTTCTTGATGGTGCGTTCTACAGTCTGTCCATACGACTGCTTGGCCGTTTGGTTGGCTTGTTCAGCCATATTCCAGATCGCAATATCTCTGGAGCCAAGGTAGTGGCCCGTGTTTTGACGTTCCAGCTTGCTCATCCACCAGAGGGCGTCGAGCGTCCATAGGTCCACATTCGAGTCTTTTGCTAGCTGTAGCAGCGCGGAATTGATGATCTCATACTTTTCGCCCTCCGAAGCGCCACGCGGGAACGTTGGCCATACCCCGCGCTCTCGCATTTCGGGTTCGCTGGTGCCGTTCCAAACCCCGTAGCGATCAGGATATGCCAAGAGCAATATGGGTGTGAGAGTGGCCGCACCGGCTCCACGCACCATGGACAAGGCGGTATCAAATCTTTCCGAGATAGGTTTTGTTTCGTCCACTAGGACGGCGATGGCCCCCCACAAAATTTCCATATCATCTGTCGCTTGGCGCCCCAGGCGTTCCAAACCTGTCCAGTGGTGGTTGTGCTTGAAGCTGAGGAAATCCAAGTAGTCCTGCTTGGTCAGACTTAGCGGATCTCGGAATCTCGGCCCGAAACGATCCAGTACTTCGCCACGCTTTGCAACAATGTGACGAATATCCGGCAGACTGAGAGCCTTGTCGACATTGAAGAGCATTATCAAACCTCTCAGGAGCCTGCCTGACCTGAACCGTGTCGAAATCGGTGCGAACGCACAAGACGGCATTTGTTGATGTGACAATCCGAAGAGAACCATGCCCACCTCCCGCGAAACCATCCTTACCGCGCTACACGCGCGGCTTTCGGCGTTGCCCGCCACCGCCCTGCGCGGTGACGTGCTGCCCGAGCGCGTGCCCGCTGCCGGCCTTCTGATCCTGCGCGACGGCGAGCCGGGAGAACCCGAGGTCACACTGTCGCCGCTGCACTACCACTTCCAGCACCGGGCCGAGATCGAGGCGGTCGTGCAGGGCACCGCCCGTGACGCCACCTTCGACAACCTCTGCGCCAGCATCGGCGCGGCGATAGCAGCCGACCGAACGCTGGGCGGCCTCTGCGACTGGGTCGAGGCGGAAGCGCCGCGCCCGGTCGATCTTCCGATTGAGGGTGCCACCAGCCTGAAGGCAGCGGTGATCCCGGTCATCCTGCACTATTCCACGGCCGACCCGCTCGGCTGACCCATATCACAATAGGAGAGCACGATGGCACGAGCCCATGGGGCGCGGGCGCAGATGGCGCTTGCGTTCGAAACCGTCTATGGCACCGCGCCCGCCACGGGCTACCGCACGGTGCCCTTTGCCAGCAGCACGCTCGGCTCCGAACAGCCGTTGATCGCCTCGGAACTGTTGGGCCAGGGTCGCGACCCGCTGGCCCCGATCAAGGACGCCGTCACCGCCGATGGCGATGTGGTGGTGCCGATCGACGTCGAGAACCTTGGGCTGTGGCTGAAAGCGGCCTTCGGGGCGCCCGTCACCTCCGGCACCACGCCCAAGACCCACACCTTCCAGTCCGGCAACTGGACGCTGCCGAGCATGGCCATCGAGACGGCGATGCCCGAGGTGCCCCGCTATGCGATGTACACCGGTTGCGTCTGCGACCAGCTGTCGTGGCAGATGGCGCGGTCGGGGCTGCTGACCGCCACCGCCCGGCTGGTGGCGCAAGGGGAGAGTGTCGCGGCTACCACCGCCGCTGGCACGCCGACTTCGTTGGCCCTGCAACGCTTCGGGCATTTCAACGGGGCGATCACGCGCAACGGCTCGCCCCTCGGCAACGTCATTTCCGCCGAGGTGACCTATTCCAACGGCCTCGACCGGATCGAGACCATCCGCTCGGACGGTCGGATCGAAGGGGCCGATCCCGGCATGGCGGCCCTGACCGGCCGGGTGGAGGTCCGTTTCGCCGACAGCACGCTGATCACGCAGGCCATCGACGGCACGCCGTGCGAGTTGGTCTTCGCCTGGAGCCTCGGCGCCAACGCCAGCTTCACCTTTACTGCCCATGCCGTCTACCTGCCGCGCCCACGGATCGAGATCCCGGGCCCGCAAGGCATTCAGGCCACCTTCGACTGGCAGGCCGCCAAGGCCGTCAGCCCCGCCCGCATGTGCACCGCCGTCCTCGTCAACACCGTTGTGAGCTATTGATCATGATCAGACTGAA